TGATGAATATCGCGGGCGGTCTGCTTTCGCTACTGCGTTAAACGCAACGCGCGACTTGCAGGAAGCGATCAAGGCCGAAGTGCAGGCGATCAAATACGCGAGCTATCAAAGCGGCGTCATTACCACCGAGAGCGGAGCCGCAGACGCCGGCGACTATTTCGCACGAGGCAATTCAAACGATCAGGGACAGGTCGCACGACTTCAGTCGCTCGATCCTGGAACGGTCAACTATTTGAGTGCAGGCGAGAAGATGGAAATGTTCAAGTCGGACAGACCGACAGGCGCATTCGGAGAGTTCATCCGCTTGGTGCAGGCGCATATTTGTATGGCAGTCGGCTTGCCTTACGGCTTCGCATTCGACGCCGACAAGTCGGGGCCAATGGCAAGAATGGAAGCCGCAATGGCAGAGCGCACGTTCCTCCGGTGGCGTGGACTCTTGGAAGGTCAATTTCTCAACCGCATCAAAAATGTTATCTTACTGGACGCCGCATCTCGTGGACTCATTCCAGATTCCGAATACTTGCTCGATGGCCGCTGGTGCTGGCCTGCCAAGGTAAGCATTGACTACGGACGCGAAGCATCAGCCGATATTGCACTTTGGAAAGCTGGATTAAAAACAGCCGGACAAATCTACAGCGACATGGGCGAAGATTATGAAGAAGCACTCCGCGCACGCGCCAAAGAAGCGAACATGATCAAGGAACTTGGTCAAGAGTTCGACATCCAACCCAACCGCATTTCGGATTCCGTTCCTATTACTGCTATCGACACGATCTTTGACGAGAGCAAAAACGAAGCACCGCCGCTTATCGAGAGTATCGGTATCGGCGGCACGGATGCGCTATCGGGCATCCTCTCCTCGCTCGGTCGCGGAGAACTTTCAGCGGAACAAGTCGCCGTCATCCTTCGCGTGGTATTCGGAATGGACGAAGCGAACGCAAACAAAATCATCAACGCCGATCCAGTAAAGCCGCAGGCAGAACCAGCACCGTCCGCATTTGAGGCCGATCAAAACAAGCCAAGCAAGGGAATGGTCGAGGAGGCTCTAAAGGGCTTGAAATGGCGCGAAGAATACAACCGAGGCGGAACAGCCGTCGGAGTTGCACGCGCTCGCGACATCAGCAACGGCAAGAATCTTTCCGACGACACGGTGAAGCGAATGCACTCGTTTTTTTCACGGCACGAAGTCGATAAAAAGGGACACGGTTTCACGCCAGACGAAGACGGATTCCCATCCGCAGGCCGCATTGCATGGGCATTGTGGGGCGGAGACGCCGGACAGACTTGGGCGGCTGACAAGGTCAAAGGAATGCAGGCATCACAGCCTGAGCAAATGAAAGTATCGCTCGCCGTTCGCGATACGTTCGGACGCATTACCGGATTTGAAACAAAACATGAGCTTGTCATGCCGACTCCAGAAAAAGACGAAGAGCAAGACGACTTCATAGGTCGTTGCATGGTGAGCGGAACGATGACGAGCGAATATGCAGACGAGAGTCAGCGCACCGCCGTTTGCATGGCGCAATGGGAGAAAAAATAAATGATAACTCACGGCATAGCACTCGAAGCAAAAAAGGCACTCATCACCGGAGTCCACCAACCCGGCGATGACTATCGGATCGCGCTTTACAGCGCATCGGCCAAAATCGGGCCGACAACAAAAGCGTACACAACCGAAGGCGAGATCAAAGGCATTGGCTATACCGCCGGAGGCGTAGCACTAAAGGGACATCGAACAGGCATCATCGGCAAAAATGCCTTTATAACATTCGATGATGTCGTCCTAAAATCTGCAACATTCGCGGCAGCCGGCGCGATGATCTACAACGCCAGCAAAGGCAACGCCGCTTTGATTGTTCTCAGCATCGGGACGGAGAAGCACGTTTACAACAGCACGTTTGAATTGAAATTTCCCAAGCCAACCGAAACCAGCGCACTCATTCTTTTAGCTTAAATATGAAACCAACCAACCCAATCGTGATCGACGGAGAAACCTACGACGATTACACTATCAATCTCGCAATAACGTCCGTTGTAAACCCAGACGCAAGCGAGGATGCGAACGTGGCGATGCGCCTTGTTCCTACGCGAATCGCGAATGGCGAAGTCATCCTTGCAAACGACTACGCACGCTCGATGGCACTCGGTAGCGTCGAGAATGTTGACCAACCAACGAAGACCGCTGTTGCTCAAATTTCCGCAAGCATCCAAGAGTTTATCTACGCGAAAGGGCTTTAAGCGATGGCGACTTATTACGCTGTAGCCGCAGGGAATTTCAACGCGACCAGCACATGGTCAACGACTCCCGCAGGAGTAGCTGGGTTTGGGCCGCCTATTGCTGGCGATACGGCAGTTGCAAACAACCGCGCTGTTGCTGTTACGGCCTCGGCAACTTGCCTTCAGGTTCGCAACGATACAAGTGGGGGCGCGACAGCAGGCGGGACATTCACGCTTTCCAGTGGCGTAACATTAACCGCAAACTCGTTGGCTGGATCATCGACAACAGCCTGCGTTACATTTTCTTCTACATCTCCATCTACTGCATCCATCGTTGGAAACTGCACAGGAGGATCAGCGAGTGGAGCAAGGGGAGCACTAAACTCCTCGACTGGGACGCTTACAATCACAGGAAATCTGTTAGGCGGCAGTGGCTCCTCACAATCGAATGGGGCAGGGAATACCTCAACGGGAATCCTTAACGTCACTGGAAATGTGACTGGTGGTACATTAGGCGAGGGCGCCAGAAATTCAGCTGGTGGCACTATTAACATTACAGGAATTGTGACGGGCGGTAGTGGTAATACAGCTCTTGGAATTTACAACTTATCGACAGGAACAATAAATGTTACGGGAACCATAATTGGAGGGTCAACGGCAGCTGGAGCCAATAATGATTCGACTGGTACTATCGTTGTCACTCGCGCAGTAGGCAATGGGTATGGGCCGGGGTCGGTTGGACTTTCCGCAGCCGTTGGAGTTGTAAACTCCGCACTTGGAGTCGTGAGCGTCGAGGAGCTTGAGTATGGGACGCTAGGGATGTCGCCAACAAGTGGGGCAGGAATACGTTTAAAAAAACTCACGAGCAATGTTGCTATATTTAACTATGCCGACACCGTAGGATCGAAGACTTTAGTGGACGCAACCCAAGGCCAAATGCCTGCGATAACCGACGTTCGTTTCGGCACAAGCTATGCAAGTGGAGCTTTGACGGGATCGGCATATATTCCATCAGCAGGATCGGTTGCTTTCGGCGTGCCTGTTGATGCGACAACCGGCACGGCAACACTCACCGCCGCTGACGTGCGAGCCGCGATAGGAATGGCAACAGCCAACCTCGACACGCAACTTGCCGCGATCCCAACCGCCATCACAAACGCAAACGCCGTCTGGGACGAGCTGATGTCCAGCCATACAACGGCTGGCACATTCGGCGGAAGGATCGTGCGTGCGACCACCGCAAACAACGAATTGCAAATTAATGCGCAAAATCACGCAGCAGCCAATGTTCATCAATTTCAAGCCGCCGTCATTGAGTCTGTCGCCTTCGCGACAAGCGCAGTAACGCTTTTCACAGGCGCAATGCGAACGGAACTCACGCCAGAACTTACGGAGATCACCGAAGTTCACGCGATCCACGGCCTCGACATAGCCAACGCGCTAACCGTCACGCCTACGAGCAGGACATCAGGCGCGATTACGCAAGCGATCACCGGAGACGGCACAACGAACACCATAGTCACGAGGGTCTAAGCGGATGTTAGCTTCCCTGCTCATCGCAACGCAGGGCTTAATGCCAAGCCCGACGCCGCTTTCCATCGGCGTTCAAGGCTTGCTATTTATTTCGGTCGTTCCGCCTGTTCCGATCAATCCAATCGATCTGCCTGGGGGTGGCGGACGAGGACGAGAAGAACGCAAGGTCACGGCTACCGTTCGCGGAGTGAGTCTTGTTTTCTCGGTCGCGAACGTCGAAGCCTGCGCCGGTTCTAGCATTCAAATTGTAGGCTCATCTTGCTTCACCAATGCTGGCGAGGCAGAGCTTTGCGCCAGCACAAGCACGACGGTTCTAGGTGCTCGCACTCACGCCAGCGCAAATCGCCCAGAGATCAGATTCTCAATGTCGTTCGATGTCATCGGAGGCGAAGAAGAAAACGAGTTAGAAGTTTATTTGATGGCGCAGGCCGCGATGGGATTGATGGACGACTAATTGACATTTGCGCCTTCGCATGGATGTCATCGAAGGCGTATCAATAATTTCAATAGGCGAAGCAAAAGGCCACGGGCTTTATGTGGACGAGACAACTTTGATGCAAGTCAAAGAGTGCGCCGAAAGCTACAAGGGCGGCGTCAAAGTCAATCTCGACCACGGCGCAGGCATCAAGGACATCGTCGGATTCGTTAACAATTTCCGCATCGTCGGCAAACAACTCTTGGGCGATCTCAACCTCCTCGAAACATCGCCAATGCGCGACTACGTCCTAGAGATTTCAAGCAAACTCCCTGACACATTCGGCATCAGCATCGCCTTCAGCGGCCCGATCCGCGAAGTGGAGGGACTCGCCTTCGCAAGTTGCACCGAGCTTTACAGCGCAGACCTCGTTCAAACACCAGCCGCAAACGCGACAGGTCTTTTCAGTTTTACCGCAAAGCAAGTTGACAGTTTTTCCAAACAAATGGAAGACGCAACAATCGAAATCGAACCAAAGGAGGACGAGGTCAGCATCGCCGACATCGTTTCTCGTCTCGCAGCTCTCGAAACCGCATTC